CGGCATCTTGTGCGGCTTGCATGCCTGCGGTGTCGCCTTTGGCCTGAGCTTTGCCAAATTTATTCCACTGTCTACCAGTTTGATAGTCATGATATTTTTCTTTGGCCCAATCTACAATGCCTTCTTCAACATCATGTTTGTGTTTTTTCTTGTCAGCAGCAGCTTTTTTCATTGACTCTCTGCGATTGCCGTCGTTGTCAAGGTCAATGTAGTCTGGCTTGGCTGCTTCGCGCACTGGTTCCATGTCACCGTCGCCGTCTAAATCAGCTTGCTTCTTGCCAGCAGCACGAGCTTTCATTAGGTTACCAGTAAACCTATTACCTTCTTCTACATCATCTTCAGACATGGGTTGTTGTCCTGGCTGAACTTTTCCAGTTTGTGGCACACCAGCTCTGCGCTGTAGATCCTTGATCATGTCTTGATTATTGCCTTGACCCAATGCTTGCAGAGCTTGTTGAGCTGCTGTCTTTTCGTCGGTCATGGCTTCTTCGATATTTTCATTCTTGACACGAAGTTTGGCCAACACAGCACCAGCGACTTTTTCGCCACGCTCTTCGCTGCCATAACGTTCGCCTGCATCTTTGGCAATTTTAGAAAACATCTTGCCTGGCTTGCCAATGTCTCTGCCAGCACGTGCCTTCTTGGCTGAATAATCACCTGTTGAGCCTTCGGCTGTGGACAGTTTTGATGCAATTTTTGAAGTGGCTTTTTGTATATCTGGATCCGATGGCATTTTGTCTCCCAGGGCATCGCCAGCAATAGCACCCAGTGCCGCACCTGGAGCTCCACCTACCAAAGAACCAAGTGCAGCTCCACCCATAGCTCCTTTGTATCCTTCAACAACATAATCTAGTTTATTCAATAAATCACGCATGTCATTACCTTCTGTAACTGATTCTTCGTTCATTAACTTATCTATAAGTTTTTTACCGCCATACAACAGTGCAATAACTACACCAATCGGCAGTGCATACTTGACAGCCATGGTGGCCAATTCTGCTATTGTTTTTTCATCCACTGCATTGCCAACTGCTTTGACAATCTCTGATGCAGCATCAGAGACATCATTGTAAACTTGTCCAACACCGCCTGCTACATTTTGCGCCAGATCTGTGATTGCAGAGTAGGCACCTGCACCAATACCAATAGGAATAGCATTTTTAGCAGCAATTTCGGTTCCTTGCTTGGCTATTTTACCTGTGCCTCGAGCTACAACTTCTGCACCTTGTTTGACTGCCGGAGATTGTATGGCTTTGCTCAGCGCAGGACCAATTCGTGCCAACATTGGTAACAATGCTTTGGCGCCTGCTGCTAGTATTGGAGCAAGTTCATTTAGCTGTTCTTCTTTTTTGAGTTCGTCTGGGCCGCCTAGGTGTCGGCCCATTGGTGCACCAACTGCTGCACCAATTGTAGTGCCAAGCCCTGATCCTCCCCCCAATAGATATCCAAGTGCTGCTCCGCCCACACCACCGCCCACTTCGCCCTTCCATCCTTCGCCTAACGCACCTTCATTGAGTTGTTTGTGTGTTGTTTCCGGCTTCTCGCGAATATCATCCAGTTTTTTGGTCAGGTCGTAAAAAAATGTCATTTTAATTATCCTCTTGGGTTACGGCCAGTAGCTGGCTTGGGCGGACGCTTGACTGTGCTCATTGGGCTCTTGTCGCCTTGTGGCAAATCATTTGTTGTTTCTGCTGGTTTGGTTTTTTCGCCAGCAATGGTAAAGTTTGAACGATAGGCGTTCTTGAGAACTGCATGGTCATATGGACCAGTGGCATAATCTTTGCTCAATGCTTTTTGTTTGGCATCAGGAGCAGGATAATCAGTGTCGTCCAATAGATCTTTGTTTTGATCTTCGATGTCGGTGCGTTCTTCTTGATTGTTTTCGCTGTAGTTGGGAGTCTGCATCAACACACGATTGGGATCCATGCCCAGCAATTGTGCAATCTGTCTGATTTGTGCATCGATTGCAGGATAGCGAAACTCTACGTCCACAGTGGAAATGCGTTCGTTGCTGAATGCTGGAAAGTCGGGGGTGCGTGCCTGGATCGGAGTGCTTTTGACATCGCCGACCTTGACTGGATCAAATTGATCGAGTTTGGCCTTGAATGCTTTTAAAAATTCGCTGGGCACATCACCGGCAAATTTGATGCGATAAGAGTAGGTTCTTTCGCTTTCAATCAAATAATCTCTGAAGTGTTTCATGTCAGTTTCCTATACGATATTTATGAGGATTTATTGTTTTGAGTTCTAGTGGCCAGCAGGCGTTCCAGCAAATCGTTGCGATTCAGCACTTGCCCTTGTGCTGTTTCAGCTGGACTGCCATCGTCACCTTTGTCTTGATCAAGTTTTAGTTTCTTCATTTGAAGTTCAATCATCTTGATCTTTTTGTTCATTTTGGCTGTTTTTGCTGTGAGTGCATGTCCCAGCATGGTGCCTGCCACTGCAAATATCTCGCTGGCAAAACGACTGTCCACGTTCATGCCAAGATCCATGAGTTCATCAAACGTTTTGGTTGCCTTGCTGGCCAGTTCGTCCATTTCAGTGTCTGACGCATCCAAGTCGCGCACCGCAGGCAGCGCAGCGTCAATTTTGTCAATGGTTTCGTCAATGGCCACCAGTGCACTGCGAGTTTCGTTGATGGCGGGCTCTGAATCTGATTCGGGTTCGGTGACAGGTAAATCGAAAAGCTGCTCTAATTTTCTGGTCATGCCATATTTATGGACCTAGGCACGACCATTATGAAACATTTCACGTTCTGTAATAATTCTAAAGGTCAGGCCTTGACGTTGGCACCAAATATTAGCTGCCGCCCATTTAGCCTGATTAACTGCTACCACAGCACGCTCTCGGCTGCTTTGACGTTCTAAAATCATACTCTGACCACTGGGTTTGATTTCAATTACTTCTGCTCGGACTATGTTATCTTTGGTTCTGTAAACAACCAAAAAATCAGGCACATAAATGGTTTGTTTGCCTGTGAGTGGATGTCTATACGGAACGTTTATGCTTTCGCTGGCCCACTGTAGCACATGTTCGTTGGTGTCAACAAAATTCATAAATGCTAATTCCCAACTGCTTCTATAAGTCGGGGTTCCTTTACCTATATACTTTGTTGGATTTTTCAATGTGTATTTTCCATTGGCAAATTTAGACACTTTTTATTCCTTTACAATTAAGCCCGTGCCACCGAGAATAATTACCTTTGTTAGTTTCTTTGCCGCAGTGTATGCAGGTAAATTTTACTGAGTTTAAATTATTCACTTGTTGCATTAATACATCAGGGTTATTATCAAGGTATTGGACCCTGCTGATACTTTGCTGTTGACGACGGATGGGGTCTCGCCAAAATTCTATACTAGCAACTGATAGTTTTTCACGTGTAGTAGCTTTTATATTTTTGTCTCGCGTTGTCCAGGCCAATTTCATTTTTTCTTTAGTTTCTTTTGATTTGGATTTGCCCTTGCTAGCCTTGGATAATTTTAGTTTGGTTTCATCAGAAACTATTCTGCCTAGATTTATACCTTTTCTTGATTGTGATAATGTTTGAGATAGTTCTTGTCTTATAATCTCGTATTGTTTACTTGTAATTTTTTTACGTTGTTGAGTTCTACTCGATCTAATAAAACACCAAGCGGCATGCAACATTTTCTTTCTGTCGGGACCAACTGTCATTTTGGTTAGTAATTTATGACAAATAAAATGTTCTCTTCCTGTCAACGGCACAATATTAGTTTTATCATTTGATCCGCCAAGGCATTTTGGAATAATATGGTGGCGTTCAACATATTGATTGTTATTGTTTCTATTAGATGCGTTGACAATAATAGCGTAATATAATCTAGTGTATTTGTTATCAAGAAACATAAATTTACCTTTAAGGTATTTATGCTATTCTGTGATATTTTTACACTTGGCCATCACTGTCTCACGTTTCTAGCAGTCCAAAAATTAGGAGCAGCAGGTTGCAAAACACCCAACAGCGTGGCTCTGCTTCTCACACTGTTGAGATAATAACACAAGCTAATAGTAAGTTGCGGGCCACTGGTGCCTTGTAGCTGCTGCACAATAGTCAATGCACTGTCGCCGCTTTCTTGTGCCACTCTAAAAATAGACACTGTAAAGGCGTCGGCTTGTTCAACAGTGTCAAACACACTTTTGAAATAACTGTTCACAAGATCATATTCAGCAGCAGGAACATCTTCAGAATAGTTATAGAATTCGTCGTAGATTCTTACTGTTTGATCAATTTTGTCATTGATTGTGTTGATAGTAGACACAATTTACCTCACAGTGCCACGAGCTGCAATTTGATTGGCCAAATCTCTTGGTGTGGTAGCAGGGGCAGGTCCAGGCACAGTGGATTGAGGAGGTGTTGGGAAGAAAATCCCGTCCAATATTCCTCGTTGGCCTGTGCCAGGAATTCCACGAGTTCCAGGAGTTCCAATCACAGCACGCTGAACAGCAGGCAACGCACCCCTGGCAATGGCCGAAGCACTTTGTCTAACTTCACGATTGGCAATGCTGGCAAGATTTTTGTCTTTGTAGGTGTTGTAAGCAGCCAGTGCTTTTTGTGCTGCGCCAACATATCCAGCCACACCGCCCGATGCCAAGTCTTCAGCAATACCAATACCGGTGTCAACAAGTCCGCCTTGTCCCAGCACAGTTGCATTGGTTCCGGGCCTTGTGATTCCACTGCGAATGGTATCGTAGTAGCTGGGATCAGCAAATCCCACTGCGTTGGTATCAGGTCTCACATCTCCAATAGCACCAGTTCCATACTTTACAGTTTCGTAACGTATGGTCATTCTGTTAGCCATGGTGCCATTGCTTTGAGCATAGTCATAGGTATCGTGTTGCCATTCAGTGATCAATGGATTGATCAAAATGTAACTGGCCCACTTGTGCTGATTGAATCCATAGATTCTGATATCTCTAAAAAACGGTGGCTTGCCTGTTCTACTGATAGAAAATGTGTCGCCGCCATCCTTGTAACTTTCTCCAATATAGCCCCAGTCGTTGACAGTTCTATCGTTGTTGTATATGTCTCTGTCGTTGTAGCTAAAAGCATTGGGGCTACCAATTAGTGGGCCTAGGCTGCCGTTGTTGTTGTTCAAGTTATCATACTTTTGACTGGGATCTTTGTAGTAGTATGAATAATAGCTATACCAAAAGTCTCGAATCAGGTCGCCGCCGTCGTCATGAAATTCAAATTGAACTGGTTGATAATCAATTTTTGTTTGAACCAATCTCTTGCGATTGTATTGGTTCATGGTTTCCACTGAAATATTATAGTTAGGCAGCTGAACATTTTTTACCATGAGGCCAATGGTGGCAATTTCTTCGTTGTCACCAAATGCAGATCTCAGCGCAGGCACAAAAGCAGTGTTGATGGTAAAATATACATGAAAGAGATATTTGTGCCGTGGCGCAAATTGATATCCATTAGACAAAAAGGTTTTAGCGGCGTGTGTGTAATCTTTTACACCTTCGATGCCGGTAAAACCTTTTAAAATATAATCTTGTCCAAATGCCATGGATAAGACCTATTAGACCACAGTGGTTGGTCCAGTTGCTACTGATCCACGAGGTCTTGTGCCAATATCAGCACCAACACCGTCAGCTTGTCCGCTGGCTGCATTGATCTGCATTGCATTGTCGTATCTAATGGTCATGGCCACTGTTACCGGTTCACTGGTTCCGTAGTTCATGTCGCCGTAGTTGACTTCGCTCAAGTAGCAACCATACATTTCCCACTGTTCCAACACCACTGGCTCGACTGTTCCATTGCCACCGTCGAGAACCTGCAGAGTGGTTGTGAACTTGTAATCGATACCAGCCGCTGCTGATGCTTGTTCGGCAAAGTCCAATTGCTTCTGCAGTTGTTCGCCAACCAGTCTGGTGATCTGTCCACTGGCGTCATCTCGAACGTTGCAAGTAACATCACCCCAGCTGTGCTTGCCAGCCAGTTTGATAGTGGAGTTGTAGATTGGAATGTCAATGGGCTCAAACGTTACTGTGGGACGAGTAAAGTCCATGACCTGTTTGGTTAGTTCTGTGGTAGGCGAAGCACTGTTTGTAACGCCAAATCCTTCAAATGTTACTCTGAATCTATACTTCAGTTTTGGCATCAACAAGCCCTGAGTTGTCTGACTCTGGTCGCTTGCCAAAGGCACTGTCATTTTTGTTAATGATGCTACTGCCATGTTATATCTCCTGTATGTGTTTATTTATACTGTTTTGGTCAAGAAAAAAATAGGGTCTGCGAGGACCCTATTTTTCAAACTGTTTACCAATACTTTATGCACTGGTAGCCACGGTGCTGATGCCGCTGGCAATTTCACCGGTGTTCTTCAAGCGCAGAGGAATGTAGATGAATTCAACTGCTTTCACTGGCTCGATTGCAATATCAACCCACAACTCATTGCGGTCAATACGTGCAGGTGTGTTGTTGGTCAAGTCGCAAATCACAAGATAATCGTAGATACCGCGCTTGTTGAGCAGGTCAATCATCAGTGAGTTAATGGCACTGCTGATTTGATTTCGAGTGATCTGATCGTTGGGTTCAAACAAGAACGACTTGCCAATGTCTTGCAATCTGTTGCGAATATAAGCAACCAATCGAGCTACGTTGATTCGATCCAGCACAGATGCAATAGAGGTCACAGTTTTGTTGCCAAAGTTTGTGATACCCACACCAGGAACAAATGTAATTGGATTGATGTCAAGTTCATATAGAACGTCTCTCAAGCCTTGGTTAACTCCCAGTGTTATAAATTCACCTGTGGTAGCGTTCACATAACCAATGCGCAACGCATTGTCAACGACACCGCGACGTGTTCCAGCTGGTGCTAGCCATGGAAAAGACACTTCGTCTGAGCGTAACACTGTTCTCAACATCATGTGGCTAGGCGGTTGAACAACCAAACTACCGCTGAGATCTGTGGTTTGGCAGCTGGGATAGAACACACCAAGATAAGGATCAGCTGTTACTAATCCATCGCCTGTGCTAAAGCCGACTCCAGAATTGTTAGTGGCCCAGGCCTGTACCGCTGTGGCATCAGGAGCCAATCTCAACGGAGTATCGCCAATAACAAAAGCAGTGTTGTTGCGATCGTTATTGAGTTCCACCATGTTGGGGATCAACTCAGGATACTGAGGGCAAGTAATAAGGTTGAATTGACGTTGCTCTTCTCGGATTTGAGTAGATGCATCAATTCCTGCCTTGAGTGCTTGAACAATCAATGCTCGCTGTGCCTGACGTCCCATGTATGGACTACCGTTGTTTTTGTTTCCACTGGCATTTACCCAGGCATTAGTAACAGTGGGCAGTGTGTCATCGGGGAAGCTTTGAGCGTTGAAGTAATCAACTTGAAAGCTCTTGACGTTGAAGCCGCTGCGACGTGTGTTGAACAACAACATGCCCTGTGGATACAATGCTGGATTTGGAGCATCTAGGTCCAAGTAATCACTGACCAGCAAGCTTGTGATGCTAGGAATAGGATCAACAATGGGATCAGTTGTGCCGTTGGGAGCCCAACGTGCATCAGCAAACACAATACCATCTTCTGTGGTTTGATCAGTGTTTACAAGCTGTATCCATTGATCCGCACCATCTACGTTTTGCCAACGACTGATCACCGGGTAGTTTTCAAGGTCAGCAGTATCGATCCATAGATCTCCGTAGACCAGAGGACTCTGAGCTGTGTCATTTTGTGTCACAGGTGCAGTGGCCGAGAAGATCGGACCGCTGGCATTGGTGTCAGTTAGATTGAAACCACGAACATCGTTGTCTACCATTTGATAGCCCATCCAGGCGCCGTTGTTTTGAATCAAAATATCTGCCTGGGTGTTAGAACTATAAAACCACAAACGACCATCAGCTGGATCTTGACTTGGACCAGTTGAACTGGCTGTATATGTAAAGAACGGACTGCTAGTGAAATTTGACAGAATCAAACTGTTATTTGGTCCAGGATTAACACCCTGTATAGTTGTATTGAAACCAGCTGTGGTGAGTGGGATACCAGAGATATTGCCCATTACAATATCACCACCTGTGCTGTGTGTAAACACAATAGCACCGTCACTGTTTACCGATGCACTGACATAAGGCACCGCAGCAGCTGATACAGCAGAAATAAAATCTGCTACAGTGGTTCCAGTTAAAGTAACAGTAACCGAAGCAGTTAAATCAGACGTGCCTGGCTGTGTGGCGAGAATATAGAAACTATTGCCGTTTACAAAAGGACCAGGACTAGTGTCATCTCCTGTGATCACTGTGGTTCCGGTGGCATAGTATTCAAAAATTTCCAGGCCAGCAGTATCAGGTGTTGTGAAGCCTGGATTTAATCTTGCCCAGGTGGTGCCAATAGGAATATTTTTGCCGCCGCCGCTGGGATCCAGTGCATACACTGCACTGTTGCCATCAGCGTAAATTGGCACAGCTTGCTGAATAAATGTTCCCAACACACTGGAGTATTTCTTTAACACAAGATTGGCACCCAGGTTCACGTTGTTGGTCTTTTGCCATACAGACCCTGTTGGTTCAGGTTGTGTGTCTGTTGATCTCCAACGGGGCTGGTTGAAACTTGCACCAGCAAAAAACGCAGGTGCATAGTATGTTTTGGCAGTGATTCCAACTGCGGTAAGGGGAGTTCCTGTGCCGTTTTCAATTATAACTGCGCCTTCGCCTGCAGTAGATCCGTCTGCGGTTGCAGTGGAATCAGCATAGATCACCAATTTACCGCTGGCAACACCAGAATAGACACCTGTAATAGCGGCAGTGTTGATGTTGTCTGACAGAATTTTTACGTTGGCAGTCGCGCCGTTGCCAACGTTAA